GAATGGCGAGACGTGGACGGCGTTCCCTTTCGAGCTCGACGCCCCGCGCCAAAGCGCAAGCGGGGAGATTCCAAATTTTTCAATCAAAGTATCTAACGTCACACGCACAGTAGAAAGCTACGTCGAGCAGGCCGGAGGCGGCGTTGGCGCAACGGTTCGTCTCATGGTGGTGATGTCAAATCACCTGGACCTAACGACGCCAGAGCTTGATGAAGAATTCAGCGTGCAATCCACAAGTTATGATGAGCAGTGGGTGAGCTTCACTTTAACCGGCGCGGTAAACCTATTCCGCCGTGTACCTTTGCGGCGCTTCCTTAAAAACTTCTGCCCATTCCAATACAAAGGGCCAGAATGTAAGGCGACATCGGCGCTCACGGAATGCGACAAAAGTTTCTCCGCGTGCAAGGCGCGGAATAACTCGCAGCGTTTCGGCGGCGAACCGGCAATACCGCAAGGTGGCCTTTATGCGGCGCGTGGTTGATCTTGTTGGCGCGCCGTTCGCTGACGGTGGGCGCGGGCCGGATTCATACGACTGCTGGGGCCTCGTGCGTGAAGTCTATCGGCGGTATGGTGTGGAACTTCCGAACTATACCGGTTGCTGTTATGACTTCGCGCGATTCTATGAGGGTTTTCTAGAAGAGCGGCCCAAATGGACTCGGCATGAGCCGCCAGATATTCCGGTGCCCGCCGTTGTGGCGATTCGTTTCAACGCCCCGTTTGTAAATCATGTCGGGGTCTACATTGGAGATGGGAAATTTTTACATACACGCGAGAAAACGGGGGTGGTTATAGAGCTTATCCGGTCCCCCGCTTGGCGAAGAAGAATCGAGGGATTTTATACATGTCCGTTACCCTTGTAAAAATAAACAATCCTTTTGATGTTAGGGACCGCGATATTACGAGCGTAAAGCTAGATGCGGCACGACCTTTTCAGGAATTTCTCTCCGAATATGTCCATATTAGCGATGAATTAGAGTACCACGCCTCCATAAATGGGCGCGTGTTTGCGCCGGATGAGATACCCGCGCAGCTTGTCGCGCCGGGAGATTATGTCGCCGTCTGTCCCGTGTTGCGGGGCGGAGGGGGCAACGGGGGAAAGAACCCGCTCGCCATTTTGGCGGGTATCGCGTTGGCCGCGTTTGCTTTCGGCGTCGTTGCGCCGGGGGTTTCGGGTATGTTCGGCGGGTCAGCTATCGCCGGGAAGCTGGCCGGTGGCATAACGCTCATGGTAGGCGGTCAGCTAATTTCCAACGCTTTCGGGCCAAAAATGAAGGAGTCGGAAGATACTGAGTCATACAGATGGGGCTCTCTTCAGCCTATCACGGCCCAAGGCGCGGTGATACCCATAACATACGGGACCGTACGCACGGCGGGGCAAGTCCTAAATCAGTATATCCGCGTGGATGGAGATACACAGTACATGGAACTGCTCCTTTGCGGCGGGCAGGGCCATATCGATGAGTTTTCGGATATAAGGATCAACGACAACCCTGCTGAAAATTTCCAGAATGTAACCTGGGATACCCGGCCAGGAGATAACTCGCAGACGCCGATTAGCGGCTTTGAGAATCTCTATGATACGCAGTATGTCGGCGTGACGTTGAAATGTGGAAACAATGCGAAAGGCGAAGAAGATAAGGATATCCCCGGAGAGTGGTTTGTTTCTGAGCTTGAGGGCGACGCGGCGGATTATCTTGAGGTCACGCTGGATTTCCCGGAGGGTATGGGGTGGTATCCTGAAACCCGCTCCGGGCCTGAATCGCACTGGGTCAAGCCGGAGTTTGAGTATTCGATGGAGACCGCGCCGGGCTCGTGGGGAAGCTGGGTGCCTTGGTTTATTGAAGAATTCGAGGGCGCCACGGCAAAACCGTTTACGCGCGTAAGAAGGACCGAGAAACTCACCTCAGGAAGATACCGAGTACGGGCGCGTATGCTTGCGAAGGACGGCGCACACCCAACGAAGGACAAAAACACAACAGTATGGACCTCGCTCACGACCGTTGTTGAGTCGCCCATGGTACACCCTGGCAAGGCGCTTCTCGGAATCAAAATGCAAGCGACGGACCAACTCAACCAAAGCACTCCAACTGTAACATGGCGGCAAACGCGAAACAATGTCCTCGTGTACATGAACGGCCAGTGGCAGCAAAAGAACGCGCGCAATCCGGCCTGGATTATTTATGATCTTTGCGTTCAGGCGCGTTTCCTCGATGGGACGGTGCATGTCTTCGGCGAGTCCCCCGAGCGCATGGACCTTACCGCTTTCGCAGCTTGGGCGACGTGGAATGAGCAAAGCCTTGGCAACCGTGGCCCCATCGTTATGAATCTTCTCGTAGATGAAACTAAAGATTTATGGCAATGGGTAAACGACGTTGCCGCAAGCGCTCGCGGCGCGGTCGTAATGCGGGGGACCAAGATTTCCTGTATTTGGGATCAGCCTTCCGAGCCCGTGCAGCTTTTCAGCATGGGGAACATTGTCGCTGGCTCGTTTAGCGGCGAGTTTCTGAGCGTGGACGGGCGGGCCAATGCCGTTGAAATCTCCTTTTTAAACGAAGCGAAAAATTTTGAACGCGAGCAAATAACCGTATACGGCCACGGGTTCGACGATGCAGACAACCGCGCAAACCCGGTATCCGTAGAGCTCACGGGCATAACGAATTTCGACGCGGCCTGGCAAGAGGGGCTGTATAGACTCAACCAGAACCGCTATATTTTGCGAACAATAACGTTTACAGCGGATATCGACGCGATAGCCTGCCAAGTTGGCGACGTTATCCTTGTTCAGCACGACGTACCCCGCTGGGGGCAGGGCGGGCGCGTTCTTTCTGTCGAGGGCAATACTGTTATAGTAGATCACGCTCTAGAACTCAATGAGGGCGTGACCTATAACGTTATGATTCGCCGCCAGTCCGACGATAGCATCTTGCAGCGGACCGCCGCCGCGACTGGAAGCGGCGCGTCCACTATGATCACAATATCTAGCGCCGCGGGCATAAGCCCATATGATGTTTTCGCTATTGGCGAGATGCAAGCGGTTGCAAAGCCTTTCCGGGTGCAGGAAATGAGCCGAAGCGATGACCTACACATCACGCTCACCTGCACGGAATATATCGCGGCGCTCTATACAGAAGATGGCGTCCCTCCTATCATCGATTATTCTTTGCCGTCGAATCGTATTGCAGGGCTTGCGCTCACCCCTGGCGGATATTACTCATCTACGGGCCAGTGGGTTCCTGAGCTTTGGGCGAATTGGAGTTATCGCGGGCAAAAACCGGTTGCCTACGAGGTCGAGTGGAAATATGATCAAGGGCTTTGGGAACAACGGCGCAATACGATGGAAACGACTGCGCAGTGCCCATTGCGTGAGACTGTGGCCCTGTATTCTGTTAGAGTTCGAGCCCTGTACACGAGCGCGCCGCCGTCTGATTGGGCTTATGCCACATCTGAAGGCGTCGTAATAGGAAACGGGATACCGCCTGACGCCCCGACAAATCTCCGCGCAAATGGCTGGTTTGGTTTCGCCTCCTTAGAATGGGTAAACCCTACCAACGCCGATCTATCCCATATCGAGGTGTGGGAAAACGATAAAGACGAGCTCGCAACTGCTTCCATAGTGGGGCAAACGCGCGCGGATAGTTTCACGCGGATGCTGCCCGCCGGTGGCACAAAATGGTATTGGGTGCGGGCCGTAAACTACACGGGCCAAAAGTCCGATTACAACGATCAAGCCGGGACGCCGTGTATTGTTGATCCGGAAAGTGCAGAGGCGTGGATCACGGATTATATTGAGCGCAATCCATGGATACGCGAGGCCCTGGAAGAGCTAAACACGCGTATTGACCCTCTTGAGATCGACATACAGGATATCACCCTTGATCTTGACGACATTGACGTGAGGCTTGCGAACGTTGATATAAAGCTTGCCGACTTCGATAACGAGATCGCAGACCTTCAAGGGCAAGTTACAGATAACAGAAACGAGATCAATAATAATCTTGCAACCGCAATGGACATGATCGCCGAGGGCGTTCTACGCTTGGCGGATCAGGCGGATTATGTTGGCGACGTATTCCGCTGGGCCGGGATGGAGATATACCCGGAAGACGGTCTCGTTGTTATTCGAGCCTTGGAAGACCTGAAAACGGATACCGGGTATCAGTTCAGCAATGTCGAGCAAAGGCTAGACGCGCAAGCGGCAGATATCAACCTCAAAGCCTCGCGGGCCTATGTTGACGAATCGGTTGCCTCCATTATTGCCGCGATCATTGCGGCGGAGGAATGGAAATTTAATAACACCCTCAACGGTTGGACTGCGCAAAATGCGACGCTCACGGCGCAGCCTGTCGGGATGTTGTACGCTGTCACAGGTGCTACTCCGTCGCTTACGTCGCCGGATTTTTCCATCCCCGGCAACGTCAATAACATTGTAGGTATCCAGTTTTCTCAAACAAGCGGAACAACTAACGCCGTCATAAAGGTACAGTACAAGACTGCGGCTCATGGTTTCAGCGATAGCTATATGCGCCGTATAAACGTTGTTGGGGACATAACTTTTACGCGGTCGGTCCAGATTAACATGCACGATCTAACGGCGGGCGGCGATGATTGGAAGAACTCAACA